ACCGTCGTTTGCGTCTGAACGGCGTAGTCACCACACCTGTTGCCAAAGCCAATTCCTGCTGCGCCTTAATCCACTCGCGGGCACGTGGGAAAGCACTGAAGAACTGCTCTTGCAGCTCCTTGGCCTCAGTAACAGAAACGCCAAGCTCTTTCGCCAACGCCTCTACCGACTGCCCGTATATGGTAGCGAAGCTGAGGCGTTTCGCTGCCTGTCGCATCTCTTTTGTAACTTCCTTCGGCTTCTTGCGGAACATAATGCAAGCCGTTCGAATGTGTACGTCGCCGCCCTCTGCCAAAGCCTTGATAAGGTTCGGGTCTTTGCAGTACCACGCCAAAACGCGCACCTCAGCTTGCGATAAATCAGCCTCGACCAACGTGTACCCTGGGGTGGCGATGAAGGCGTTCCTAGCCTCCTCCGTCCGGGGGATATTTTGAAGGTTGATAGGGTCACTGCTGGAAAGACGCCCCGTAACAGTGCCGTGGAGGTTAAAGTTGGTATGGACACGCCCTTCGTCGTCGGCAGCGTCAAGCAGAGCCTCCACGTAAGTGCGAAGCATTTTGAGCTTCCCCCGGTATTCCAAGATTTTGGCAGGCAGTGGGTGAAAGTCTTGGATAACCGCAAGCGCGTCTTTATCTGTAGACCACCGCCCATCAGGTATTGGCAGCCTCAGGTCGTGGTAAAGCAACTGTGCCAGTTGTTTTTGAGAGCGCGGGTTGAACTGTCTGCCTATCAGATGGTACATCTCCTGCTCCAAAGTCTGTGTTTCGTCTCGGAGCTTGCTGGCTAAGCCCTGCAAGTATTCGCGGTCTACCATGATGCCAGTGTACTCCATGCACGCCAACACGTTGGCGGCAGGGTAAAGTACGTTGTGTAGAAGCCAGGTGCCGTCAGCATCCAGCTCCCGCCGTAGTACATTTCTAAGGGCATACGTATATGCTGCGTCATACGCATTGTACTTCCACAGCTCAATTGGGGGACAATCTTCCATATGAGAGTAATACTCCCTAATGGGTGCGTCGTAGTCGGGTACGTTTAGATACTGCCTTACCAAAGGCTTTAACTTATGCACACCAGGGCGCTCGTCCAAGGTGTAAGACATCAGCATGGTATCTTCCCCAACGCGAACGTCTGACACACCAGCACGCCACAACTGCTTTACGTCAAACTTCAGGTTGTGCCCTATGAGCACTTTGCCCTTCAAGGCGCTGTTCAGCATTGGGACAGTGCGCTTGTCCACAAGAGCGTCTTTGGTGACCACTACAGCCTTGTCTCCTCGCCATGCCAGCCCTATACACAAGAGGCTCCCGTCGCTAGCGGTTTCTACGTCTACCGCAACTTCAGACAAGCTCTCCAGACGCTCTACAAGCTCCAGAACATGGTCATGGTTGTGCAAGGTCACGTACTCTACCTCCTGTGCCACCGACGTTAGAACCTTCTTTTCATGTAGATACAAAGCTGCACGTTGCATGTCCCTAATCAAATCGATGTAATATCCAGGGCTGCGTAGCACCGCAGCTGGGTGGTACGTAGGTACCACAAAGGCGTTGACATCGGCACACCAGTTGACGGTGCCATGAACATCCCCCATGTTGTGTCTCCCCATCAGTGCTTGCACCGCCGCGTTGCCCAACGCTACAACCATCCTGGGTGCCCTCTGCCGTATCTCCGCTATTAGCCTGTTTCGGCAGGCCACTATCTCTTTGGCTTTTGGTGCACGGTGTGGTACTGGCCTACAGTTTACAGCGTTGGTGATGTAGCACGCATCCCTGTCTATACCGACTTCTTCCAAAACTTTGTTCAACAGTTGCCCTGCCCTGCCTACAAACGGCTTACCTTCCAATACTTCGGTGTCGCCGGGAGCTTCTCCGACAAGCACTAAGTCAGCCGTATCAGGGCCGTAGCCAAACACCATAGGGCACCCTTTAAGCCCACACTTGGTGCACATTGCTTGTTCTTGTTGCAGTAGCAAGAACTACCACCCCGCTTCCATAACCTTTTTTGGACAGCGGTGAAGCGTGTACCATACGGCATGACGCAAGGCGTCACGAGCGTGCGGTTTGCCTCGAAACATGGGGCTTTTTTCCATTTTCCGTGTATGCGCCTGTGCTGGTTTGCGTACAGACGCGGGTTGTTCCACAAGCTCGACCTCATGCCCGCATCGGGAAACCCAAGCCTTTATTGCACCGATTATTTGGCTCGGACGCATGGAGTCCCAACCGAGAGACTTTGCCATCCACGGATAAAGCCTGAACTCCTCTACCACTACAACGTCAGGTTGCCAGTAGTCGAGGTAAAGCAGTACGTCCTCAAGACTTTTGGCCTCCACTACGCTCCGACATGACAATGTGCCGTTCAACTCCAACAACACCATTCCGGTTCTTCCTCCGGGGTCTACGCCTGCGATTAGCACGTTTCTCGACCTTCCTCCTTCTCTCCTCGGCGATTTTTCTCAACGCTAACTCCCGCATACCACCTACGTCATAGCCCAGCAAATCGGCTAAGTCCTCAAAGTCTGTAGAGAGGAAATATTTGTCATCAAGATCATTTATCGCTCGCTTTATAACACTCAACCCTAATACTCGATACGGATCAATTTCCGGCGGCCCCACTCCAAACACCTCCCAAGTCTTCCAGGTCGTAGCGCACAACCGCATCCATTACGCGGTCTTTGCGCAAAAAATATGCCCACTCCCCACGAACATGCTTTTTCCACAACTGGCGGCGGTATTGTCGTGTGTTGTCAATGATGCCCGTTGATACCAGTTCCCGACCAACCCGCTCCGCCGATACCTGCTTCTCGTCCAAACCAAGGTACTCGGCGACGACCCGTCTCAAGGTCTTACGCATATACCACTCACCATCACTCACAACCTCTACAGGGACCAAACCGTCTTCGTCATCGCCCCCTAGCGATAGAAGTTTCCAACACGCCCATATCACCGCTGTCGTGTATGACCCCTGTTCCTGCCCAAGTTTCTCCATCATACACGCGGTAGCGTAATTTGCCAGTCGTTGCAACATACCCATACCACCCACTGTGTAAGCTATACACGCGGGTACAAGCCACAGCTCCCGCTCGCGGTTGGTTATTCCCAAATCTCTCAGCAACGTCAAGACGCTGGTCACGTTGTTTGCTAAGTGCGTTGCGTAGGTTAACCCAAAGAAGTACAGTTTGTTGCGCAAAAGCTGTAGCCTCCGTTCCTGCTCGAACAACACCAAGTCCTCGACCTTCGTGCCTGTCGGAGCACGTCCAACCTTGACTAGTATGGCCCGGTCCGCTAGTGCGTCAGGCAAGCGGTTCATGGTAGCAAATGCTTTCGGAGAGTACGGGTCATAGCCTCTTGGAGTGTGTGAATCTCCTTCGGAGCGGATGCGCAGCTTTCCCCTTTGGTAGCTGCTTAGAAGTACGCTCAGGCGGTCATCTACACCTCCCTGTATGACTATAGGTGAGCTTGTGAACTCGGCTTCATCCACCAAGGCCGTACACTGCCCCATACCAATTGCTCGCGCAAGAGCCGCTGTCGATATGTCCACGGTACTTAAAGCGTTATAGCAAAGCTTCTCCAAAAGCGTTAGTGTTCGTGATTTTCCTGTCCGTCTTGTGCCGACAAATGCCAAGTAACTTGTACTGTCGAAACACATATACACGTAGGTACTCATCACCCAAAGTGCGAGTACAAAAGGCGTTTCTGGATGCGGATACCACATAAATTCTGCAAACACACTAGATATTTCGTCTAAGAGCTCTGCCGCATCAAGCTCCCTTCCTGAGCTCAACCACTCAAACACATTGTAAGGCGTTTCCTTATCCACACTCCAACGAGCGTAGTCGGTTGGCAGCGGTAGCCCCTTTGGGGGATCAAGCAACGACCTTTCCGTAGTAACGAGCTTGAATGTGAACTCGTCCGGTGTGCACGCCCTCGGATTGGTAGGAAGCCATAACCCGTAATAGAAAACCCCCTTATAGAAATCCTGTGATACCGCTATGTAGGCACGTCTCGGCTCGTCCAAAGGCACGGGTGTCGTAGCATCGCGGGAGGCTGCCAGCTCTTGGAGCATCCTTTGTAAGGCGGTCTTGGTTAATCCCCCGGCCTTACGCGCCTGCTCCAAAAAGTACTCCCGCTCAATGCCGTCAAGTTTTTGGATAACTCCGTCCAGCTTCTTGATGATACGTATCTTGTCCTCATGACTTTCCGCGTTTTTTAGGCCCTGTATAAGCTCGTCCAGCCGAGGTTTCCGCTCTTCTTCCATACTCCTTACGCTGTTTATCTTTGCCTGTGCCCACTCCACGGCATCTTGGTCGCCAGGGTGCTCACCCATTGGAGGCTTGTTGTTTCGGTTCCACGTTAAGAGCAAGGCTAGAACCTCTTCATCGCTCAGCCCGCGACGAATCCACCGCCCGACAAGCCGTATGGCAGCATTGTCCCGCTGTCCAACAGGCACACCTTGAAGAAGCTCCTTATACCAGGGCTCCTCTGATTCGTCCTTTACAGCTACGGCCAGGGTTTTCTCCAACAACCAAAGAGGAAACCCTGCGAGCGGCGCACTTGCATCAATCCATGTGTAGTGCCCATTTTCAAGCTCGGACGGCGGTGCTACTACGTATCCACCATCCCCACGTATATCTACACCAGGCTTTACCTTGACCCCGTTGCGCACCCTTCCCCCAGGGTGCTTATAGTACAGGTGGTAGCCCCCGTTGGGAGTACTTACCATCCGCGTTGGTGGTAGTCCGGCCAAAGCCTGGGGGTCATCCACATCCACAACGACTACCCCGGAAATGCTCCCAGTAACAACCGCTACGTTTAGCTCCGGGTATCTGCCCCACCAGTCCTGTATTTCTTCGTCTGTCACCAGGCGCTCTTGAAGGTCTTTCCACGAATCCAGCGCTGGCGTTTTACTTTTAGGAAGTATGGGTATCACGTTAAAGCCACATTTCGTTAAGCTCACTACATCGTTGACGGTTGTCATGTCCCACTTCCTCCCATAAAAGAATGGCCGGGATAGCGTTGGAGGTAGCCTCTTTTGGCGGGGGAGGGAACCGCCGTGCCGACAACGCTACCCCTACACCACCAAGAGAGTCGGCACTCTTGGGGTATGCCAATTAACGACTAGAAGTTGATAGCTTTCTTCTTTGTTTTGTTGCTGGTTTCGTCCGGCAGGGATTCAACACGCTTTACACGGTTGCGGGTCTTGCCGTCGTACTCCTCAATACCAACTTGAATACGCACGCGCTTGTTATGCAGTTGGTCTGTATCCAGCGCGAATTTGCGGTTGTCATCGGTGAGAATCCCTACGGCTTTTAGCAACTGCCCTAGCTTCCAGCGGGCTTTGTCGGTAAGTACGTAGTTTTCGAAGACTATACGCCCAGTGTACTGCGGGTGATTCTGCACGACAAAGGGAATGTTCAGAACTTCATTTCCGGCTTGAGAATTTCGCAACTCTATGCGCGATGCGTCAATGACGGCCTCGTACACGCCCGCCGGGATCGGTTCTGGAGTATCAATATCCACATTGGTGAAATCAAGCAGTAGTTTTGGCATTTCCACACACCTCCGCAAAAATTTTGGTAAAGTTTGGGTTATCAACAATGGCTGCTAAAGCCCCTCCGGGGTTTTTGGCTACGTAGTTATCTGTTGATTCAACCAGCAGCTTTCGGACTACCCTCCCATCTTCGTCCGGGTTTTCTACAGCTTTCAAACAACCTACTAGGTTGAACAACCCTGGAAGTTCCATTGCAAGGGACTTTGGCTGTACCAAAGGGATTTTCATCAGTTCGGTACGGATGTCTTGCACTAAGCAAGTCATGACCACGTGCATCGGCAGGTCCCTGAACATGCGTACCATATAGCGGAGACGCTCTGCTACACGGAACCAGTCCCCTTGCTCTGGAACATCCGGGTCATGGCTAGGCCTGCGACTGGTAGCGCTCTCCACTATAGCACGCATCAACCTGCGGTTCAGATCTGTAAGACTGTCCAAAACAACTGTTTTGAAATCATGTTCATCGCTCTGCAAAAAATCAAATGCTTCTTCCAGATCTTCCCACGTGGATACGGGCCACACCGCTATCTCCGTGCCTAGGTCCTTCTGGACTTTAAGCATTGTGGCTTTGGACACATCATACTCGGTCATCAGCACTAACGGGTTAGGTGCGGTACATGCCAAGTAGGTCTTGCCCGCTCCCGGTTCACCATAGACCAAAGCCTTCACGAACAGTGGCATGTCACCTGCCATTCGTATCTTAGGGTGCAACTGTTTCGGTGGAGTCATCACTTTAGCCATCTTCAAGTCACCTCCTCACTCAACGTAGTCATCGTAGATAGTTAGTTCCAGGTCTACACCCAACCTAGACCCAGGTTCAGGGAAATCAACTATCCAACTGTCGTAAGTGTTGCGCATGTACTGTAACAGCTCCTCGGCGGTGTTGAACTCCTTTATCTCCTCAAAGTCCCAATCGGACGCCTTCTCGATGCTAACACGCATCACTAGACCACCTCCTCATCGGTAATTAAAGCAGGTTCACCAACAGTAAAAAGCATATCCTTGATGCCCTCTACATCAGAGCCGTCTTCCTCAGCGATACACAGCTCTCTGTACGGGCATTTCCATCCGCAGTGGAAACCCGGCGAAGGGATGTATAACTTATCGGTTATTATTTGCCTGTAAATGTGGTAGAGCCTGCGACGTAGGTTTTCTATCTCGAAACCGTTGCGCAGCACCTTCGTGCGGTGCACAATACTGGACTTTGCCTTCGCCGGGTCAACCTTGCGGACTATGGTGTATATCACCCCCACTACTTTTCTGTCAGGGTATAGTTGGCTGGCAGCCAGCAGGTAATACCCTGCTTGGCTGTCCAAGCGCAGGACAGTTTCAGACGGGACGCTTTTGTAAAACTTGTGCTCTAGAAGCCAAATATTTCCATAAACGTCTTCCGCAATACCGTCGAACGTGCCAACCTGAAAGGCGCTTCGGATACGCCGCTTCTCACCCCAAACTGGCACCGCAAACGGTTGCTCAACGGCAATGACGTGGAAAGAATCGTTCTGCTTAGACCAAGGAATGTAAGCTTCAACTAACTTGCGCCCAAGCTTCGCTTGGTCTAGCAACTCCTCCCACTGCTTATCGTCCGCATAAGGCTCAATACGAGCCAACTGCTCCTGCACGTCAGACTCATAAGCTACCAGTGCATCCTCGCCCCTGTAATGCGCGGCTAGGGCTGCGTGACAAGCTCTCCCGATAAACAGCTTTGGGCTTGTCACTTTAGGAACCAGTTGCTCTACATACTGATACCTATACATACGAGGACATGTCTGGTAAGTATTAATCTGACTGGCATGGATTTCCATTACGGGCCACCTCCCTTTAAAATTTATTAAATTATTCCGCCATCTAGCCGCATAACCCCTTTTACGGCCCCTACTGTCATGTGCGGAGCAGCGTTACTCCCTACGCAGGCGCTCTGCGATGTGTTCTACAGCACCAACCGTCTCTTTCTTCATAGTCAGGACTTCCTCTACATACTCATCAACGGTAGACTTCATTAGCAAGTTCATGACATGTACCGGCTTGGTTTGCCCCTGTCGGTGTGCCCTCCCTACGGCCTGAATCTCGTTCTCGGCGGGAACCCAAGACTTATTGAGGAACACAACTACATCTGCCGCTTGTAGATTAAGTCCCTCCCCAGCGGCTTGGATTGTACCTATGAGTACCCGGCAGTCTTCGTTTTTATTGAAGCGCTCCACGGCCTCAGCTCTGGCTTTGGTGCTCATGTCGCCCGTAATAGGGACGGCCCCGAATGGCTTGAGCTTTGGTAAGAGGAGCTTCACGTACTCTGCAAAAGTAGTGAAAATCAACACCTTATGGTTTGGGGTTAATTCCTCCAGCAAATCCAGCAAGGCGTTGGTTTTAACACTCTCATCAGGCCCTCCTACAAGGGCAGGAGAACACACCACTTGGCGCAACCTGGTCAACTGCGCCAGTACAGACGGAGCAGTTATGATTCGCTCCTCATCCAACACTGCCAAAAACCTGGTGCGAAGCTCCCGGTATATGCGCCTTTGTTCGCCCTCAGTATCTAACCACACGTTTTCCCAAGTGACGGGCGGAAGGTCAAGCAGTGACTTGTCGCGCCTCAGCATCAGCGGAGCTAGCTCCTTCGCCAACTTCTTGGGGTCTTTCACTCCGCCTATTTCCCTGCCACCCCAATAGCTGTAATCCCATTCGCAGTGACTATCAACCCATTTCCAATAGCTGGTATAAACATCTGGTCGGATACAATGCAGTAAGGACCACATCTCAGTTGGATGGTTTGGAGCGGGTGTAGCCGTGAGAAGCCACACGTACTGGATTTTCTTCGCCAGCTTGTGGACGGCCTTAGAGCGCTGGGCCTTCCTATTTTTTATAGCGCTGGCCTCATCAACGATTAGCACGTTGAAATACGTCTCTAAAAGTTCGTCGAGCCTTTTCACAACGGTTTCGTAGTTAGTCACGATCCAAATTGCCAAAGGGTTTGGCATAGGTAGGCGGTTCTGTGTAGTTAGTACGAATGCGTCAATCTCTGCCCAGCGCTTGATTTCGTGTAACCAGTTGTAAAGCAGCGTCTTTTTAGTGACTATGAGAACGTGTCTCGCACGTACCTCCATAGCCGCACGGATAGCCTCTGCGGTCTTTCCGAGTCCCACGTCGTCGGCCAAAATACAGGATGTAGCGTCGGCAAGAAAGCGCACCCCTACCCGCTGATAAGGCAACAGCCCTTGGGGGTACTTCACAACTGCATCTTTAGCAAAATGCAGGCTGACAAGATGCTGGGTTCTTCCAGCTTCCATGCTCAACCAGCGTTCTGCCTGGTGTGACATGACTATTGGAATGTCCAATTGCGTCGGGTCAACAGTAGGAGGGACTTTCCAAGCCTTTAGTTCGGGCATCCATTTCGCCCCAAGCTGCTTTAATCTCTCTTTATATGCATATGCATCCGTAACAAGGTATCCAGCTACCTTGTTTCCAGTAGGTTTGTATAGGTCTAAGTATGGCATACCTCCTCAGTACACACCTCCCAAAAATTCTTGACAATATTTAAATGTATACGTATAGGCTGTAGTAATTAATCAAATAGTCTCTCAATAGGCAAACCAAGGACTTCAGCAACACGTCGCGCATGGCGCAGGCTTGGAGTGCGCACCCCATATTCCCAAGCCTCCCACGTGCGACGGCTAACTCCAACTTGT